CCATCGTCGAGCAGAAGAAGAACAAGTTCACCGGCGAGTCGGAGGATGTCGTTCGACATTTCTCGGCTGTCCCCTGGCGGAGGGCGTAGGGCATGACCCGGGCTGAGATGCTTGCCGAGTTGTACCATGTGCTCAACGCTTTATCGGTGTCGCCGCCGACTGGCTGGGAAGAGGCCGCATTGCTGCGGTATCTCGCCGAGGGGCAGGACAAGTTCTGCGAAGACACTGGGTATTTCAAGGACATCACGAACTATACCCTGACCTTGCAGACCAGCACCGCCGTTTACGCCATTCCCGATCGGACGATACAGGTGTTGGACATCTGGGACGGGGCACGCCGGCTGGGGAAAATACTGCCGGACTCGACGGCAATCAATGACGAATGGCCGGAGGACCTGGGGGCGACAACGGCTGGCCGGCCGGCTCAGTGGCAGACTGACCAGACCACTGGGTACATCAAACTTACCCCGACTCCGACCGCGGCTGAGAACGGAGTGGTTCTCACGCTGCATCTCTGGCGCTACAGTCGGTACGACCTGGCTGGAAGCGGGCCGGTACCTGAAGGAGGCGGGACGGCCCCCCCTGCCGCTCCCGAGTTGCCGACCCGCTTCCAGCTGGCTTGTGTGCAGTGGGCGGCACACAAGGCGTTCAACCACCATGATGTCGAGACCCAGGACCCAATCAAGGCCGCTGATCATCTGAAGTGGTACAAGGACTATGTCTCCGACGGGATCCGGCAGATGCGGCGGTATCACAACCAGGAGACCCGGGTAGGCATGGATCCGGCGTATAGGACATGAAGTACGAGAACGGGGTTGTTACCCTGCATCCGTTTGGTGGAGGCATGAATAACCGAGTACAGAAGGCCAGCATCCCCGAGAACTTCGTTCGCAACGCAGTCAATGCCGATTTCGCCAACGATGGATCGATCCGGCAGCGAGGGGGGATGACCAAGACCTTGGCGTGTATCGCGCCGAAGGGGGGGTACAGTTGCCCGCTCGGTCGTTATTTCATCGAAGGGTCGAAGCTGAAGCAGTTCAACGGCTCCTCGCCGGCGACCGTCATCTACTCCGGCATTGTCGGCACTACCTTCACCTATGAGTATTTCAACGACACGGTCTACTTCAGCGACGGTGTCATATCGTTGAAGATCACCGCTACCGCTGTGACCAAGTGGGGGGTGACACCGCCGACGGCGCCGGCCCTGTCGACAACCTCCGGGGTATGCGGCGCCGGCCGGTATCTGGCCTGTTGTGTCTGGGTCGATGCTGCCGGGGTCGAGTCGGGGCCTTCGGAAATCGTCAGTATCGATGCCCAGGCCAGTTGTGGCATCGTGTTCGGCAACCTGCCGCATATCGTCGATTCTCAGGCTGTCGCTCTGCGGCTGTATCTGTCAATGCCCAACGGCATTGAGTTGTTCCATGTCGCCGATACGACGAGCAGTTCTTATACGATCGCCGCCGGTACCTATGACAACAGCAACGTGTTCGACGGGCACTTCATCAGTCCGCCGCCGGCCGGCCGGATCATCAGGCTGTATAACGCGCGGGCCTACGTCGCCGATGCGCTCGGTACGATCTGGTACTCGGAGCCTTATTCGTTCGACCAGTTCCGGCTTGGTAGCAACTTCCTTCAGTTCCCGGCAGTTGTCGATATCATGGAGCCGGTGGCCGATGGGTTGTTCCTGGCCTACGGGGGCCGCACTGAGTTCTGGGCTGGGACGCCGGAAGACGGCTTCACGGTTACTAAGAAGTTCGATTACGGTGGGGTCTACGGTACCGGCAGGAGGGTGCCGACCAGCAGCAACGTAGCCTGGCAGTCACAGCGAGGGCTGGTCATCGGGGCGCCGGGGGGGGAATGTAAGAATGTTCAAGAGGCGAATGTGGCGGTTGAGACGGCGGTTTCCGGGGCAACATTGATCCGGGAGCAGGACGGAATACGGCAGTTCATCGCCAGCCTCCAGCAGCCGACCACCTCAACACTGGCTGCGTCATCGTGGATAACCGCAGAACTGGTAAGGAGAGCAGAATGAATGGTGTGATCAAGGCCGGGTTTATTTACACACCCACACTTATTGGCCCGGACGGGCAGGTGGTCATGCAGGAAGAGGTTAAGAACCTCATGCCGGCGGAGATGATCACATACATGCTTAATGCAACTCTTCGGAGTGGGGCGCAGTATGGTACCTATTATCTGTCACTGTTCGAGAATAACTATACTCCACTCGCAACTGATACTATGACAACGTTCATCGCTGCTTGTGGAGAGAATACTAGTTACACAACTAGTGGCACTAACCGACTGACGTTGACGCTCCCTGCACCTGTTGCCGGGTCGATCACGACTTCAGCCTCTCCGAACTCATTCGACTTCACCGGGGCAGCCATAATTAGAGGAGCATTCATATCGACTGGACAGACACGAGGTTCAACTACAGGATTGCTTGTATCTGCTGCACTGTTCCCGAGTCCGTTCACTCTTGCCAACCTCGGATCGCTGCGAGTGCCGGTCGGGTTCGCACTCGTTTCCGCATAAGGAGGAATCATGTCGGCATTTACAAATGATGGCGAGAATTTATTGCTCAACTGGATGTTTACCACAGGTAGTCCGACGAGGCCAATTGCATGGTTTGTCGGGTTGCATACTGGAGATCCTGGAGAGACAGGGGCATCGAATGAGGTGCTTGTCGGATCAGATTCAGCGTATATCCGTCAGGCGGTGACAATGGGAGCGGCTACGACAGGCACTTCTGCCAGCGCGACGCAGGTTGTCTACACTCCCGCAGTTGCGGCTGGGACATATGATGTGACTCATGCGAGCATCTGGACAGCGGCCACAGCTGGAACGTGTTTGATTAAGGGAGCATTGGCCTCTGCACGGTCGATCAGTAATGCTAGTCCGTTAACTTTTGAAATTGGCGAAATCATCGTCGCTATAGATTGAGGTGAAATATGAGTTTTAAGACAAGCACTGCATTACGAAATTACATGCTTGGTACCGGGCCATTCTCGACTGGCATGAACGGATATCTGATTAAAATCTATGGTTCGGCTACTTCCCAAGCTGCGGCTGATGCACTTATCCCAGCAACGGCTGATGCAGCAATCGGATCGGCGACTTTGCTCTGTACTGTCTCGGTGAATGGCGGTGGCACTGGTGGAACATTTGATGCTCCAGCTCCTGGGGTAATCTCCAAGGCAGCGGCTGAGACATGGACCGGAACGAATGTAGCATCTGGCTATGCCTCGTTCTATCGCGGAGTATTGAGCACCGATACTGGAGTTCTGAGCACAACTGAGAGGCGGACGCAAGGAACTGTTGGAACGGTTGGTAAGGATTTGATCATCGCTAATGCGTACATGACATCCGGCGTTGTTCAACCGATCAATTCTTATTCCATCGGATTCCCAGCAGAATGAGTGCGATAGTAGGTAATATGCCATCGTCACGTAACTGGGCTGGTGTGGCGTGGAATGGATCAGTTTTCTGCGCTGTAGCAGGAGGCACGAATATTGCTGCGACTTCACCAGATGGTATAAACTGGACTGCACAAACACTTCCGGCATCTGCACAATGGTCTGATATAGCAAGTAACGGGACTGTTTTCTGTGCCACCAAATCAAACGCAGCTGTAATAGGCGAGATATTCGCGTATTCGTATGATGGTATTACATGGGTAAAGTCTAACTCTGTTGATACTACATTCTATAGTCGTGGAATAGCATACGGAACTGGAGTATTTTGTTCTGCTGATAGTCTTGGTACAAGGGTGTACAGGTCGTCAGACGGAATAACGTTTTCATCTGGAACACTTCCTGGACATACGTACTGGAACAGAATTGCATGGAGTGGAAGTCTATTTTGTATAAATGTTCTTGATGCCGCAGTTAACTATGCTGCTACATCTCCAGACGGGATTACATGGTCATATACTACTCTGCCTATTACTGAACAGTGGAGTGGGATAGCCGGAGGTAACGGTAAGATATGCATACTCCCGCAAACTTCTTCTGCTACACAATGTGTAGTTTCTAATAATGGAACTGATTGGCAAGTTGGTACGCTGCCCCCTGCATTATGGAGACATATTGTGTGGACAGGATCTGCATTTTGCGCTTTGCCAGCTACTGGAAGTAATATTTATGTCTCTGAAGATGGAGTTACTTGGCAGGCAAAAAGTCTTCCTGTATCTGGAACATGGACTAGCATGACCAAGACTGGGGCAGCAATACTGTTATTGTCATATACCAATTCTGTATTAATTGATGACTGGTCATCTTTCTGGTGTAATTTCAAAGGGCAGTCAGAGATTATAGCATGATAACCTTTGATGGAGATAGGAGTAAAAAGCGCAAATGGTTTGCGAACAAGCAACTTGCTGTCATTAAGGATATCGATGTCCCTGCCAAGGCTGTTCAATGGGACGGGTTTACGTTCAAAGTCTGGCAACAGGGAGACTTAAGCGGAGGTAGAGTAACTGCACCGATGGGAGCGGTAGTTGCTATCTCCAATACTGATGGAATACGTCTATCAGTTGCTGACTACTGGCTTGGTGGCTTCTCAACATATGGACATCTCGGATCATTGTTTTGGAATGTCCCGGCGAATGATACTGAGGCAGTAGTAGTAAATAAAGCAGATGAGCAGACGATGACTGATGCAGGATATATTACGTATCCGTTCAGTCCGGCAATCGTTTTGTCATGGTTTGGTTTGGTGAATGAGGCAATTGTTACAGGATCAGTACA